CTACGCCACCACCAACTGCAAGAGCAGCTAAGTCTCTAGAACTGAAAGCTCTACCTCTGTGAAGAACAGCAGCGATTTGGTTATCTGCTGTGATCTTTGCTGGAGTTAGTGAAGTGCTATCTGTTAATACTTCAAAATCACCTGTTAAGTTTGCTTTGTAGAAAGGTATCTTTACAAAGTCACCGCCTCTTTCTGCGGATAAATTTAATTCTGCCAAAGGTTGCACTACCCCACTCTGTAGGAAGCTGTCAGTTTGAGTTGTCGCTTCGATCAAGTAGGGAGTAAACACCTCAGGAATAATTAAATCACTGCGAACTGTCGCCATTAGAATTTAATTAATATGTTTACTTCGAGGCACAACCTCTGACATGGCACAACCACGTTGTTTCTATACTAACCGCTAACTGCGTTTTTGAGCATATTATATTTATTTATATCTGTTCTGTATAACCTACTTTGCTCTGTAAGGTTAAAAGATTCCTTTGCAAAGGGGTTCTTTTCACCAACAGCTACTGTTTCAGTCTGAATTTTAGTTGTCGTTGCTCCACCGCCTTGTGGTCTTGGGTTCTTCTGTACCCATGCTGGCATTTTTGTCATAGCCCAATCTTTTACTGGTGTTCTGTTATATCCATCAACAACTACAACTGTTCCATCTGCCTCTCTTGCAAGTTGATCCTTACTGATGCGAGATAGCACATATTGGGGATCGTGTACAACATCAGCAAGGGCTGTTACTGCTGGGGCTTCAACTTCAAGCTGTCTCTGCCTAGCTTCAAGCTCTTGGATTCTTTTGTTCTTTGCCTCTTCAGCATCACGATACTGCTGTGCCTGTTTTGCAATAGCCTCATCATATCTGCCTTTTGCCTCAAGCTCTTCTTTTTCTTTCTGCTGTTTGAAAGCAATCAAAGCATCTACATCAACATCTGGTGGTACAGCTTTTGCCGCCTCCTTTGCTTTTTTGTAGTCATCTAGAATCTCTCTGTTGCTTTTTCTGAGTGCTTCAACTTCTGCCATCAACGCTGCTGTATCTACAGGTGGATTTGGTTTGATTGGTTCGTCAGCCATAAAAAATCGTAATATTTATTTATAATATTACCTTAAAATTACCATTTGACCTTATGTGACCAGTACAAAGGTGACATAATTGTTGGATTTGGGTTTTGTGCGTTATGCCTTGCGTAATAACTTTCTCTTCTTTTCTTTTCTGATTTTGTTTTTGGATTCTTACCAGCCCCTTTTACTCCTTGTTGTCCAAATCTTATTAATTTAACCTTATCTCCTTCTTTAGCTAGTACAACATGAGAACTTCTTGGGTGATTTGGTGTCGGTTTGGCTTTGTTGACTTCTGTTAAGCCATATTTTTTTAGCTTACGTTCAATCTTTTCTTTTTTACTAAGTGTCATTTGCCCTTCCTCTTCATTGCCATATTGTGTGCCTCAGTAAATGAAACCCCTTCTCTCATCTTACGTTTCATATATTCCATATGAGCCTTTGTGTGGCCATGAGCCTTTTGATGCTTTGCAAGTGTGTTCTTTTGTCTTGTAGTTAGCTTCATCTTTTCTTATTGTACCTTGAATAGATTGCTGCGTCTGCTGTTCTTGCTCCACCTTTTCCTGACATATAACTATTTACCCTTCCCATTGCCCACGCTGCCATAGGTACATTTCGAGATCCAGCAGAAAGATAAGCACCCTGTCCCTTGCGGTAAACCTCTGCAAGTTCACCATAAAAAAACTTTGTCCCATCAGCTTTTTTTTTGAGACTAGCTTTTACGCTTTCGCTTAGTGGTTTTCTTCTTTTTGCCTGAGACATTTTGTTGAGTGCGTGATTTAGATACAGCTTTTATATCAATATACTCTCCTTTTCTATAAGCTTCGGCAGTCCTCTTGATCTCAGCAGCTTTCGCTAACTTGTTCATAGACCCAGACAGATATTTTTTTGGAACACCTGTCTTTTTATCTTTTGGAACTCGCCTAAATTTTCTTGTCACTTTTTAGTTTTCTTTTTAGCAGTGGGCTTAGTTTCTTTGGGCTTTTTTGTTTCCTCGCCCTGTACTTTAAAAATATATCCCATTACTTTTTGCCTCCTTTCTTTTTCTTCTTTGTTCCTTTGGGCTTCATTGAACCATAGTGTGAAGGCATAACAATAAAAGTAGCTGTTTTTATATTACTTCCTTTTGCGTTTTTTAGCAGTCGATAAAGCTATTGCTTGAGCCTGTTTTAATGTCTTGCCCTCTTTCATCAACAAACGTATGTTGCCAGAGATAGCCTTTTGTGATTTTCCTTTTTTTAGTGGCATGGAAAAATCCTATGGTTATATTACAATTATAAAAAATATTAGTTTTTTGTTAAGTGTCAGATTCTTTGTTATTAAAAAATCAAGTAGAAACATTCTATAAATCTACAACAAATATTAAAACAGAATTTTGTATTGATATTGATAGTTTATTTAAAGATGATGAAACAGGTAAAATGATTCCAATTTGGCAATGGTCTGGATATAGCACCAAACAAAGAGCTATAAATAAAATATATAAATTAAAAGAAGGAACTGATTTTTTGCTTAACAATAATGTTAAGCTTCAAGGATCAAAAACAGGGCAAAAAATAAACCAATATTTATTTACAAAAGATGGATTTAAACATTTTTTGTTAATGTCAAATACAAATAGAGGACAACAAATAAGAAATTATTTTATTGATGTTGAAAAAAGATATGGAAGAGAAATTGCACAAGCAACACCAATAGATCAAGTTATTTCAAAAGTTATGGGTGCATTTGATGAGATCAATAATCAATTACAAACACAATCTTTTGCTAATACTGTAAACACTCAAGCCATAACTGAACATACACAAGAAATAATTGACCATGAGCAAAGAATACAAAAATTAGAAAAAAGTAATATCAATAAAATAAGAACAAATCCTAAAAAGCATGATAAACAAATATGTTTAAAGACTGTTAATGAATCTCCTTACAGCAGTTGTTGTCCTTGTTGTGGTGAGAAAACATCTGAATGGGAGATAGATCATTGGTTTCATAGAAGCAATGCAAATATTGACGCAATTTGGCCTGTGTGTAGAGCTTGCAACTCAAAGTTAGGTGCTGGAGGTGATGACATGGAAGGAACATTTAGACATGAAATGAAAAACAAATTCACAGCTTTTCAAGAATTTCGCAAAATGCAAAATCAGCCAAAGTTAATTCAAAAAGAACTATTTTGAATTTCTATACAATCTTTCCAAGTCCTTCAAACTTCTTTCGCTTCCATCTGTTCTTATCATCTTCCGCAACGCAGCCTGTCCAGAACCTTCTCTCTTTGCAAGTTTTTTAAAGAAGTTAACTTTGCCTTCATTACCTAAAGTCTTAACTTGCAGCTTTCTATCTTGTTGCAAAAGCCAGTTGCCATATGGTGTCCCCTGCGGCACTCTCCCTGTAATACTTGGTCTGGTATCAAGTTTAGTCGCTGGTGGTTTTTCAAGCGTTGGATATTTCTTTTGCAAACCATCAAAGTCAACGACAGGAACAGTAGTTGATCGACAATTAAAGTGTTGAGGTGGTGTAGGGCCTTTGTTGTAATCAAATATCTGACCATCTAACCTCTGACATATTGGACTTGTTCTAGAGTCTAGCGTTGCAACATATTCATATTTTGGTGCAACCTTTTTATTTGCTGCATATACAGCCTGTGATGCCTGATTTGTAACCTGATTAACAGATGTTCTGACAATAGTTGAGATTTGATTATTGGCTACTTTAGTAAGTTCTCCTCCAGCAAGAGCCAACTGTTTAACAGATAAAGGGCCAAAGTCCGCAAACTCAAGCCTACCAACAAGTCTCCTAGTAATCTGATCTAGTGACTCACCAGCAAACACTCCTGATCTGACAGCTAAATCTAATCTTTCTGCCGAAGATTCTGCTAAACCCCTAAATGCTTTGCTTACCGTTGTGCCATTTGGCAATCTGATTGCAGCCCCTTGCGTAGCGGTAAGACTGAATTTACCAGAACCAAAGTTCACAAAATTATCTTCTGTAAAAGCTTTACTTGTAAAAATATTTACTTTTGATGGGTCAGTCATAATAACTGATTCTGCATACTTAGGACTTATCGCAACGCTGTTGATAGGCACATCACCAGAGGCAGTAACCTTTTTTAATTCGTTTTCGATAAAGTCTCTTTGTAATATCGTTACCCCTTGAAGTTCTTTTTTAAAATCTTTAGCAGATTTAGTTGACCACGTTGCAAGACTATCTTTTGACTGTTTTATTATTGCTCTAAGTCTTTTTCTTGTCACAGGTGCGATTATTACTCCAACATCTGCCGCTTGCTGTCTAAGGTCTATCTGCTTGAGTTGTTTGGCTGCATTGACAATTATTTCGTTGTAAGTGACAGCATATTTCTTTGCAACAGCATTACTGTATCTATTAAGATCAATAGTCTCCCTAAAAAATACCTCTGGAATACTCATTTATCATTCTTCCTCTTGTTCCTCCTCTGGGTCTGGATCAGGCTCTTCTGGTGGCTCTACTTCTGTTAGACCTCCCTGCTGTGTACCTTCGATTTCTTCTTCAACGTCAAAGTCATCACCAAGTACTTCACCAGTTGATAATTGCTTTAGTAATGTTTCCTGTGTGATAGTTCCAGCAGTAAACAATGTTAGTAATGCTGTTATTTCCTGTGGTTGTAGTCTTGAACTTACAAAATCTCTGTTTACAAAACTACTGCCAGCATTAGGTTCATTAAGATATTCGCTGTGAAACTTTAGACAGTTATCAATCAAGTCTTGCATCTGCTGTGCAATTACCATCATTGTGCTGTCATTCTGTGATCTATCTATTCTCTTGGCCTCTGCTGATTCTCCTACCAATTTCTGTCCAAGAACTGCGGCTAGTGACAATGTATTGATCTGTTCTGCAATATCTTTCAATCTTGTAAACTGGCTGTCATAACTATCACCTGATGGAGAAATGTATTCCATTCTGGATTCTGGTGGCAATGATAGTGCTTCATTAGGGCCTGTTGTTATCTCATCTGCATTTGGATAGCCAAAGATTGCAAGCATAGGAACAGAACTGATATGCAAAATGTTGTCCAAGTCAGACTGTATCTGATAATGCTTAAGGTTTAGTTCTGCAATGTCATACAAAGGACTGCGGCTTTCGTAGTAACCAACTCTGTTGGAGTAAGCGATAGCAAAAGGAATCTTGTCTTTAAGGCTCATTTCACCTTCATCAAATAGTTTATATTCACCTTTCTTCTCATCTTTTCTATGAATCTCATATCTGCCCCTCTCTAATACCCTGATCTGTTTAACAACCTTGTCACCATACTTTCCATCTGGTTCAACAACTTGTTCCAATAAACGCAACTGTGTAAGTTGCCTTGCACCATCTATGATCTCACTTCTAAATCCTAGAATATCTTTTGGTGTATATGTCACCCAGTATGGTCTAGTCTTGTCCCCTTCCTTTGGTGCATCAACAAGCACCCCAACATGACCAAAGCTGATTGCTAGTCTTGCTGTGTTATATAGCCAAACATTTAGATCATTACCCTCAAGGTCAACATCAAACAACTGTTCTCTTACCAAGTCAGATACATCATCAAGTCTTACTGGCTTTCTTACCAACATACCTGAGAGCATCTTTTCAATACGCTGCAAATATGGCACTACTGTTGATCTTGAAAGTCGAACGTCATAGCTATCATCTGTTTCTCTTGCCTCTTGTGGCAAATACTTTCTATGCTCACTCCTAATCTTATATGTTCCTTCCTTCAAATCTGTAATCAAATCCCAAAACTGACTCATTCTCTGGTATGCCGCATTAGGGCTTGCAACTGTGGTAGCAGCTTGTGTTATGGGCTGATTGTAAATATTTAGTGAGCTATACACAGTTTTGCCTCA